TATTGCCTCACCAACATTTACTGGCACTGTTTCAGCACCAACACCAAGTGCAAACGATAACACAACCAAAGTTGCTACAACTGGTTATGTGCAAGGTGAATTAACTGCATACGCAGGTGATACTGCAACATTTACAAATAAATCTGGTGCAATATCTCAATGGACTAATGATAGTTCTTATATAACTTCATCATCAACATCAACTCTTACAAATAAATCTGGTTCTATATCTCAATGGACTAATAATAGTGGTTATATTACTAATTCAAGCACCGATACATTAACCAACAAAACTATTTCTGGGTCTGACAACACTATAAGCAACCTAACATATTCAGCTATATCTGGTTTTGTTGATGAAGATATTTCTAGTGTATCTGGTTCACATGATACAGTTGCCAGTGCAAAAGCAACCAAGACTTATGTTGACGCACAAATATCTGGCATAGATACTATTGCAGAGGCAGGTGATACTGATATTACGTCAGCATCAGCAGGACAAATATTAGTGCATGATGGCTCTAATAGTTTTGATAACAAGACTGCAAGTGTAACTTTAACTGGTGCGGTAACTGGTACTGCAAACATGACTTCCACTGGTGCAGTAAGTGTAGCAACAACTATTCCAAACAATACTGTAACTATTAATGGTCAAGCAGTTGCATTAGGCGGTTCAGCTACCATACCATCTGTATTGCAATCTGGTGGAACATTTACTGGCGAACTACATCTTAACGATAATGTTAAATTATCTTTAGGTGGTGCAAGTGGTAGTGGCGATTTAGAGATTTTTCACGATACTGGTGATAGTGTTATTAAAGATGGTGGTACTGGTGCTTTAGAAGTTAGAGCAACAGATTTCAGACTAAATAATAGTGCTAACAGTAAAAACATGATTAAGGCTTATGATGGTGATAGAGTAGAACTTTTTTACGATAATAATAAACGTGTGGAAACTTCTAATGCAGGTATAACTGTTACTGGTGGAATTGCTGTTACTGGTACAGTAGATGGTAGAGATGTTGCAACTGATGGCACAAAACTTGATGGCATTTCAAGTGGTGCAGAGGTTAATGTTCAAGCAAACTGGACAGAGGCATCTAACACGTCTGATGCTTTTATTCAAAACAAACCAAGTCTTTCAACTGTAGCAACATCTGGTTCTTATAACGATTTATCAAACAAACCAACTATTCCAACAAACAATAATCAGCTATCAAATGGTGCAGGATATATAACAACTGTTTCTGGCAATATTTCACAACTAACAAACAACTCTGGGTATGTAACTTCAAGTGGAGTAACCTCAGTTGCTACTGGTAATGGATTATCTGGTGGCACGATAACATCAACTGGTACTCTCACAATGTCTGGTTCATATTCTGGCAGTTTTTCTGCTACTGGCAACATTACCGCCTATAGTTCTGATGAAAGATTAAAAAACTTTAAAGGCAAAATAGAAAATGCTTTAGACAAAGTACAAAAATTAAATGGTTACTATTACGAATGGAATGATACTGCAAAAGGTATTGATGCAGACGCATTTAAAGATAATGTAGAGATTGGTGTTAATGCTCAAGAGGTAATGGAAGTTATGCCAGAGGTAGTTACAACTGCACCAATAGTGGACATACACAATTTAGATACTGATTATAAAACAGTTTATTATGACAAGCTAGTGCCTTTGCTTATTGAAAGTGTAAAAGAACTTAAAAATAGAAACGAAAAATTAGAATTAATTGTCAATAGATTGATAACTGAGGTCGAGGAAAAGTAGACATGACTTTACCTAGCAGTGGGGCTTTGAGTCTAAATTCGATACAAGGTGAATTTGGTGGCAGTAACCCCATAGGATTAAATGAATATTATAGAGGTGGAAGTTTAGTACCAAACCATTCTAACACTACATCTATTCCAACAAGCGGTACTATAGATGTTCAAGATTTTTATGGAACGTCTGCAACTTCACCACTTGATTTAACCCATAATATAAACATGAAACAATTTACACAGGGTGCAGGAAAAAATATGTTTACAATGTATGGCTATTCGACTAATTATGCAGGTACACCAGTACCAAGTGCAACAGATGTATCAATAAGTGCAGGTGGATATTCAGCTACAATTACCGACTCTGATAAAATTAAAAATGGGGGTGCTATTTACGCAGTTTGGGCGATTACATTTAATATGGCAAATATTGCACTCTATTTATACAACAATTATTCTGGGTGTACTTTTCAAGGTATGGGTTTTGTAGCTTGGAATAGCCCTAGCAATGTAGCAACTGGTTTTACTTTTACTCCCCCAACTGCCTCAACTACAAATTTAGTTTGGGGTGGTATGATGAGGGCAAATTCGGCTACCATGAACTCAACTTTTGATTCTTGGGCGAATGGTCGACTAAACCAAAATACAAGTATTGTAATAAGTTAATGAAATTAACAAAATTACAAATTTTAGAATTAATCGTAACTATCATTATTTGGGCAAGTATATTTGTTTTTATGTTGCACCTAAATAACTTTATATGATTTTAAAAGATAATGTTTTAAATCTTGACTATGATTTGGTTGAAACAGATTGTTATAAAACTATGCCTACCTACAATTACTGGCAAGGTTGGTGGAATGTAGAGCCAAGAAATATAATTGAAATTGTAATTAAACAGTTATGGCAAGATTACATCAATGTTGATGAATGTATTAATGGTGGTTTTGAATATTGGGCTAGAACTATAGAAAATGGTGGTTCGTTAGAATGGCATCAAGATACTGGTGAGTATTATTATTTTGATGAAAATTATTGGTGTTCAGATAAAAGTTTGTTGTATTACCCAAAAGTAAGTGATGATTGTGTTGGTGGGTTCTTAGAAATAGCACCTTATAAGTTAAGAGGTACTTTAGAACAATCACAAACAGCAGGTAGGCAAGTTGATACCAATGAAGTTGAACGTATAAAGCCAGTTACAGACAGAATGGTATTTTTTGACTCAGCACATTTGCATAGAGTTGCACCAGTATATAACGGAGTGCGTTACAACTTAGCAACTGCATTTTGGAGTAAGACTCCACAATTTTTTAATGAACATGAAAACTGGATAAATATGGGAAATTTTAAATTGGAAAAAATTGAATGGAAAAACAAAAATGATTTTAAAATATAAAAAAAATTTAAAATGCTTAGTCATTAAAGGGTGTGAGCATATTGAAAAAGGCATCATTAGAAATGATGATTTAATGCAAACAGATTTTATCCCTTTAAATTTTAATGGTTCAGTAAAAAACTATGTTTTGAGAGATGGGCATGAGTTGTGGGAAACAATGCACCAAGAGGCAGAAAAAAGAATACAGAAAGAATGGTTAATCGAACTTGGTTATAATCCTGTTGGTTATTATGTTGATTCAGAAACATTTGAAATAAAAGCAAAAGACAACCCACAATGGAATGTTGGAAAAGAAAAAGATAATACAGAGGTAGGCTCTATATGAATTTAATATTTACCTATAAGTTTGATGACACAAAATTAGCCACACTAGAAGAAAATTTACAGTTAGCTTTTCCCGATTATGAAAACATAGAGATAGGCATGGAAATAGGCAGAGTCGGAAAGATGGAACTTGACCCTGCTAGAATTAAAAAAAAGCACCCTTATTCAAATAAAATTAAAGAAAATCAACAAAACTATTTTCTTGTAAATGGTAGTGTACGAGTCACTTACGAATGGATTGATGAAGATGGAATACAAGAAAGTGATGTAGATGCTTTTATAAGGTATTTAGATGATTGCCCAGAAACATGGACAACAAAAAAAGATATTGAGAATAAAAAATTAATTATTGAGTACACTTATACTGGTGAAAACAAAAATTTTAACACATTTCCTTTATCTTATATGTTAGATACATCAAACCTTTCTATTGTGGCTTTAAGTGATGATTCAGAAATATTATGTATCATGCAGAAAAATTATCAAATTGTATGGAACATGGCTCATATAGATTTACAACCGCAAGAAGAAATTTATGTAACTAAACCAATTTGTGATGTTGCTTATGTCATTGTAAGTCAAGATGCAGTTATCGAAACAACATTGTTAGGTAAAACAAATAAAGACCATACTGTACCAATAAGTAAATTTTCTGTTAGAAAATTAGAAAGTCAATCAGTAAAACTTAAAAACGTAAGCGACAAACCTAATAAGGTTATTGTCTATTCTAAATGATTGGAAATTATACTGCACACAAATTGCTAACCAACTTTCAACGATTTGATTTTGAGGGTCGGTTAATTAGAAAATATAAACCAAAGTACAATCTGTATAATTTAATTAATGATGATTTAAAAAAATTACCAGATGGTTCATTCGGCAAAGATTTTTATAAGTACATGAATTATGACAACCACACTATTATTGATTTATACAATTTATATAAAAATAAAAAAGATTCTAAAAAAGTTAAAAGATACAAACAAGACTGGTGCGTAGTACATGACATACAACATTTTATTACTGGGTATGATACCTCACTAGCAGGTGAGGGTCTTATGTTTACTTTTGGCATGAGACATGAATTTAGAATTTCAATAATAATGATGTGGATATTTACTATAATTAATGAATTTTTTAAAAAAAATGGATTATTTAAAAGTAAGTTTTGGGTTCGTATGTTGTTAGAGTCATACAATCTTAGCAAAAATACAAAATGGTTAATGACTATAGATTGGAAACAAAAATTTAAACAACCAACACAACAAGTTTTACAAGAAATAGGAATAACAGAAAAACCTCAATTATGGTTGTTAGCCAAAAGTTATATAAAACACAATTACAAAGGTGAGCATTAATTTATAATGGCAAAAACATACGAACATACACATGATGGTGAAATGGGAACGATTGTTAAAGCAGACGAACAATCAAAAACATTAATTGAACACAAATATCAAGATGTAGAAAACATCTTAAAACACAACAAGGCACAAAGAAACGAATTTGGCAGTGGGTATAATAGAGATAAGTCTATGAGAGCTATTGCAGAAATACCAACTATTATTGCATACCAGTGGTTGCAAGAAGATGGTTTTATGTTCACCAGTTTAGAGGGTGAAGAACAACACAAATACTTAAAACGTAAATTAAATAACCCCAAGTGGGCATATTTAAGAACATCAGAGGGAACTTTTTAAATGGCACTAAATAATTTTGCAAACCTAAAATCCAGTATTGCTAACTGGTTAGGTCGTTCAGATTTAACAAATGAAATAACTGATTTTGTTGCACTAGCTGAACAAGACTTTAACAGTAAACTAGCAAACTCTGGTTACAATAAGATGATTAACCTTGCTACATTAAGTGTTAATGATGAGATAGAGGCATTGCCTAGTGGCTTTCTTGGTGTGGCTAGTATTTATATTGATGGTAGCAAAAAAAATGCACTACAATACGTTTCACCAGAAACAGCATTTAGTATGTATGGTGGTTCATTAGTAGGGCAACCAGAGGTTTATACAATCATTGGCGATAACATACATTTTTACCCTATGCCAGATAGCACCTATTCTGTTAAAATGTATTACTATAAAAAATTTGACACACTGGTAAATGATGCTGACACTAATGACGTGCTGACTAACCATGCAGATGTTTATTTGTATGGTGCATTATATTTTTCACATACCTTTATAAGAGGTATTGACCCTACAATAATTCAAGAATGGTTAAGTTTTTATAACAATGGTGTTGAAAGAGTTGTGGCTTTAAATACAAAGAATAAATACAACCAAGATGCACCATTAATTATGCGGTCAACTGTAAACGAGGAATAACAGTTTATGGCATATAAACAATTTTTAGACTGGACTCCAGACCACCCAGATTACAGAAACGAGGGTTTAGTTGAGGCAAGAAACGTAGTTCCATCTTTTAAAAGCTATAAACCCACTAAAGGTCTTGCACCAGTAAGCACAAATGCTTTAGGTAATAGATGTCAAGGTTTTGCAAGTTTTAAATCATCAGCAGGTAACATAACGTCATTTGCAGGTGATAGTACAAAACTATATCGTTATCTTGCAAACTCATTTTCAGATGTTAGTGGTGGTACAACTTTTAGTACACCTGCTGACAATGATTGGCAGTTTACACAATTTGGTAACTATATTATTGCAAGTAATGGTGCAGACGCACCTCAAGTATGGCAATTAGATTCAAGCACTGCATGGGCTAACTTAGGTGGTAGTCCACCAACTTATTGGCATACAGCAGTTGTTAGAAACTTTGTTGTAAGTGGGTGGCAACCTACTAATAGAAACAAATTACATTGGTCAGCTATTGGCAATCATGCAGGTTGGACAGTAGGCACTGACCAGTCAGATGAAGAAACACTATTTGATACATCAGAAATTACTGGCATAGTAGGTGGTGAGTTTGGCATAATACTTTGTGTAAATAAAATATTTCAACTTAACTTTGTTGGTGGTTCATCTATCTTTCAGATTAGAGCCATTGAGCAAGAACGAGGTGCAATAGCACATGGTAGTATTCAAACAGTAGGTTCAGAAACATTTTTCTTATCTCAAGATGGTTTTTGTAAAACAAATGGCGAAAGTACAACTCTTATAGGTGAAAACAAAATTGATAAATGGTTTGATGACAGCTTAGACCAGTCAAATATATTAAGAATTACATCTGGGCATGACCCACTTAATAAATTAATTTTTTGGTCATACCCAACTACCAACTCATCTGGTGGCAACCCAGATAGAATATTATGTTACAATTACTCTGCTGATAGATGGTCTTATATTGATATAGCAACACAAAATGTTTCTAGTGCATTTACTACTGGCACAACACTTGAGGCATTAGACAACATAAGCACTGACATAGAAACATTTACAGATTCATTTGATAGTAGAATATGGCAAGGGGGAACATTGTTTTTCTCTGCATTTGATAGCAATAATAAATTTGGTACATTTAGTGGGTCTAATTTAGAGGCAACATTAAGCATAGGGGAACAAGAATATGCTGATGGCAAAAGAACTTTTATTACTAGCATTAACCCAGTTATAGATGTGCAACCCAAAGTTGCTAGTGGCACAATCTCGATTACTGGCACTACTGTTAATGGTACTGGTACTGCATTTACTTCTCAACTTACTGTTGGTGATGTTGTTAGAGTAAATGATGTATCAAGCCAATTTAACAATGCAAAATTTATAGTAGCAACAATAGTTAATGATACGTTACTTTCTATTGTAGTTGCACCAGACCAAAATATTTTAAATGTAACTTACTTGGGGTACACACCAAGTCAAATAAATCTACAAAGCAGAGAACGTGCAGGTGGTACAGTTAAAGAAAGTGGTTTTACAACTTGCAATGATAATGGTGTTGCCTCATTCAGACAAAGTGGAAAATACCATAAGATAGAAGTCAAAATACCTGCTAATGCCTCATGGGAAAATGGCATGGGAGTTGAAATATACGCATCACTAGATGGGGTTCAGTAATGTCTGATGAACCAATTTCAGTAAGTTCTGAACGTGCCATTTCCATGCCAATTATTAACTTAATTGGAATCATAATGGTAGTTGCATCAGCAGTCTTTGGGTACAGTAGTTTAACGAATAGGATTACTGCATTAGAAACAAGCCAAGCATTAATTTTAAATGATATTGAACTAATAAATGAGCATATAGATACTATTCCAGTAACAGAAATAGATAGTCAACTAAAAGAGGC